GTCACGGAGTTGGATAGGATTTTGATGATGCTGCGACCAAACCCATAACATCTGTGAAAACTCCTCGCCAATATCTGCGGCTGTCATGTGGCAAAGTACATCGTCAGGATGTCCATCCAGTAGCTCGTAAAGTAGAAACTGCTCGAATTCTTGTGCGTTCATATTTATCCCCTAGTAGTTACCGCCACGAAATAGTGCCACAGATTAATAGGTAAGTGCAAATATATTTCTATAAGTAAACCAAATCCCATAGGAACATTCTATTACCAACCGTCAACATTATGAGACAATGAAATACGAGAAAACATTACAAAAACTGAAAGAAACTCAGCCTAAGCTCGATAAGTACCCAGAGCCTAGAAAGACAACACCTAGAGGACAGCCAGTTGAAAGAAGAACCTTCAAAATCCTTAGCAGCAACGTCAAGCGACAAAACTGGAACGACTAAGCAATACCACCACGGCCTACGTTATTGCGCTGGATGTAAGAAGTCCAGATCGTCGGCGCAGTTTAAGGAACATAATGTTTGTAAGATTTGTCAGTTAAGAGAGGTTAAGGTATAGTTTAAGCAGTAGTACACGCTTGGAGGCGTGTTTTGAGTAAGCCTTAGATGAGACTCTGCTGGTACTCACCAGTCCTCCAACGCCCAACTTTGGGTGAGAGTCTCACCTAGGGCTTTTTTTATTGGAAAAAGCTATGTTGAAATTTAGAGCAACAGATGATTTAGAGGCCTACATTAGTGATGTTGGTTGCCTTGTTCTGAAGCAAAATTCGTTTATTGATGCAATTCGTGGATGGGTGGGTTGAATAAGGAGAGTGACGATGAGTAATCTCCTTATCAATGAGTACCCATTGGTTGTTCTGCCATCGTTGGCGGTCAAATATGGGCTTAATGAGGCCATCGTAATCCAGCAAATTCAGTACTGGTCTCGCAAATTAGACGTTAGTGATGACGGTTTTGCTTGGGTATATAACACGATCCCAGAGTGGAAAAAACAATTCCCATTTTGGTCTGAGAGGACTATTTTTTCTATCCTAAAAAGCCTCCGTGAGGCTGGCATTTTGATCGCTGAAAAGAGAAGTAAAAGTCCTTGGGATCACACTTTGTACTACCGTTTGAACCATGAAATCCTTGACCATACGATCTCGCAAACTTTGCAAGATCGACCTAGAAAGTCTTGCGATAACACTGTAAATACAGAGACTACCAAAGACTACTTCACCGAGTTCTGGTCAGCCTATCCTAAGCGAGTAGCAAAAGAAGATGCTAGGAAGGCATTATCAAAAATAAAACTTACCGATGATCTGTTTGCAAAGATGCTGCAAGCCATCAAGGATCAAGGTTTAGCGTCAATGGACAAGCAATTTGTCCCATTCCCGGCAACTTGGCTGAACAAAAAGCGATGGGAAGACGAAATCACCAAACCTAACGTCAATGTTTCTATGGGGAGACGAGTTCTATGATTGGCGATTTACTAAACAAGCTGGAAAAGGTTAAAGGCTCAAAAGGTCGTTGGGTAGCTTGCTGTCCTGCTCACGTTGACAGATCACCAAGCCTTGCCATAACGGAAACTGACGATGGTCGAATCCTGCTCAAGTGCTTTGCCGGATGTAGTGCCTACGAAATTGTAAAAGCCGTAGGAATGGACTTGACAGACCTATTTCTAGCGAGAGGAGAGGCTGAGGAACTGCTGAATATTTTACGGATGGTGTACTCAAATCACGAACTAACGAAGATCATCAGTAATCGGCTAGCGGGAGATGTGCTGATTGAGTTCCCACCTGAGCCTGTAGAGGAAAAGCCTGTTGCAGAGTGGAAAGAACTGTCTACCGCAGAGATTAAAGCACTCTGGAACGTAACAAAGAAACCTAGTGAATTTGCCAGTTTACTGCTGGCTAAAGTTAAGGAGAAGAACTATGAATGACGGTTACTACTGCGTTGTTTGCGGCAGGTTCCTGCTTGAAGAAGATGGTGTGATCGTGCATGACGATGTGCCGCACCCTTTAGATATGGACTTTGGAGATGAGGAGAAGCCGCAATGAGTGGAAATCATAATAAATACCAAAAATCAATACAGAAAATTGCTCAAGAACCTGATTACGAAAAGCGTTTATCACTAGCGGCAGAGTCAATGGGAGAGAATGTACTCTCAATGATTAAGCACATCTTACGAAAGCATGATGCAGCAATTATTGAGGCTTCCTTTGAAGCTATTGAGGCAGCAGTTAAAGAAGAAAGACGATCCATCATTCGAGTGCTAGAAGGTGGAATAGTCGAAAAAGAACACGTTGAATATCCGATGAACGCAGCATTGGATTGGGCGATTGCAGCCATTGAGGAGAGGGGTATATGAAACCTATTGCGTGGATAAAGATTCGAGAGCTATCGTATATGCAAGCCGTTCAAGAGCAAGGTGCAACCGAGTGGAAAACCAATCTTGGCCTGAATCCTGAGCCAGATGACGAGGGTTTGTACACAGAGACGCAGGTGCAGAAGATGTGGGAGAGTTTCGAGCAGTCCGTTACTGACCCAGAAAACCAACCAAGCCAGTACGGTACGGTGCTGATGAAAGAATGGCAGGGGCTGACGGATGAGGAGAAGTCAGAGATTTACAACAGGAACTACAACCTGTACGCACATGATATGCACATCGGCGATTTCTTTCTGATTCAACAAGCCATCGAAGCAAAACTAAAGGAGAAGAACAATGAGTCTTGAGGCGAGAGCGATAGAACTAGACGAGGCTAGGAAGGCTCGAATCCTAAAGTCGGAGAGTATTGACGTTGAGAAGTATCTACATTCCAACGACGTAACGATACGGGTCAAGAAGGCCTCTGACTGGTTAGATTCCATCAAAAAGGCTTACCTATCGGAAACGGTAGAAAAGAAAGTCGTTATGCCTTGGCCTAAGACACATGATTCTTTTGCCTATCGTGAGGGTGAAGTAACTGTCTACGCGGGTTCTAACGGTGGCGGTAAGTCGCTTATCACGGGTCAGATAGCGTTGAGTCTGGTCAAGCAGGGTCAGTCGGTCTGCATAGCATCGTTTGAGATGAAGCCTGAACGGACGCTACAGAGGATGCTTAGACAGTTTTCCGGGGAATCCTTGGATGATCCGTTGACTAACGACAGGGCAGGATTTATCACGAAGATGGTTGACCGGATGGACAAGTTTCTATCCGACAAGATGTACCTGTACGACCAGCAGGGAACTACATCACCGGAGAAGGTGATTGCTATGTCCAGATACTGCGCCATCGAGCTAGGGGTCAAGCACATCGTTATCGACAGTTTGATGAAGTGCGTCAAGAACGAGGATGACTTCAACGGTCAGAAGTCGTTTATCGACGAGCTAACGGCATTGGCGAGGGATCACAACGTACACATTCATCTAGTCCACCATATCCGCAAGCAGCAGACGGATGAGACACAGCCGAATAAGAACGACCTGAAAGGGTCTGGAAGTATCTCGGATCAGGTGGATAACGTCTTTTTGGTTTGGAGAAATAAGAAAAAAGAAAACCAAAAGAACCGGGGTGAACAGATAGACGAGACACAGCCAGATACCTTCCTAATGTGCGAGAAACAGAGGAACGGGGATGGTCAGGAGTGGTATGGACTTTGGTACGACAGTCTAAGCCAGCAGTTTGTGGAGAGGATAGGAGCGAGAATTGACTTTGATAACCGAGGAAGTTTTAAGGCATAGGTGTGAAGTTCGTGCTGTATTAGCGATGAGAACAGAAGACAGGGGCAAGGCGATGGACTATCTAATCAAGGTAAAAGAGGCTAGGCGAGAGAAGCTAGAGAAGGATTGCCGAGACCAGTGGGAACGTGGAAACCGAGGCAAATGGGGGGATTGGCGTGGTCTATAAACGGGTTGACTCAAATCAAGTCCAGATTGTTAAAGAGCTAAGACGCTTGGGTATGGAAGTCGAGCATCTTCACGGGGTAGGCAAAGGCTGTCCCGACATCTTAGTAGGTTGGAAAGGCAAAAACTGTCTGTTGGAAATAAAGCGGGACGATAAGGCCAAGCTAACCCCGGATCAGGTGCTATGGCATCACTCATGGAAAGGTCAGGTAGCTGTTGTCACTAACGTAATTGATGCGGTTAAAGCGGTAAAAGAGGTGTGCCGAGAGCCATGAAGACCATAACGATAACGGATGAAGATTACGATTTATGCGTAATGGTTGCAGCCATGAGGAATATGGTTTCTAGGGCTAGCAATACCAAAGACCGGCAAATGGGCAATCAGTCTGCGCTAGAGACAGACTTGACAGGGATCATTGGCGAGTACGCATTTTGTAAGCTACACAATATTTTTCCAGACTTAATCGCTAAAACTAGGTCAGGGTCTTACGACTGTCTTTTCAAGGGACAGCGCATTGACATAAAAACAACTAAATACAAAGACGGTAGGTTACTGGCAACGACCAAGCTAAACGACGATGTAGATGTCTATGTGCTGGCTATCGTTAATGGCAAGAGCGTAACTTTTCCCGGATGGACGAGAAAGAGCCAGCTAATCAAAGAGGAAAACTTAAAGAACTTAGGGCATGGAGAAACCTACGTCATGGATCAGGAGAAGCTAAACCCTTGGAAATAGCCGGGATAGGATTTACCTATAGCAATACATTTACCTATAGAAATATATTTGTTGACGCTCCGAAACAGTTTTGAGAAGATACGTCCATACCGCAGCACACAGCGGGATTTCTAAGGGGAACAAAATGGGAATCGTAAAAGCTAGCATTTTTCAAGAGACCAACGGCTACGGCAAAACTTTCTTTATCGGTGAGTGCGAGGCATTGCCAATCCGCACCAACATTGCCGAGTTACAGGGTGAGTTAGTCGAGTTTCTTGGCGATACGCGACAGGATGTGATTGAGCAAATTATCTCAGCCTTAAAGTCTCGCGGTATGTCAGGCAAGTTGCGTATTATTTAATTAACAATCCGGGGGAAACCCCGGTTTTTCAAGGGGAGCAACATGGAATCTATCAAAATCGAAGGCGTAACACGGCACACAGGAATCTACGTCGATACGATAGGTAAAGACGTATGGATTAACGTGATGTTGAGCAACGGTAGTGCGAATCTCTGCATAACGCCGGAGAACGCTGAGAAGCTAATCGAGGCAATCCGAGTCGCTATCGGGCAGGTGGAATATGCAAGTTAATCCGCACGAAGCAATCGATTTCATTTACAAAAACTCTACGGCTTACGCTAAGGCTAAGGCTGAAGTTACCTACCTTGAGGAGTTTCGTAAGAGCAAGAAAGCAATTCTGTTCAGTCAGGCTATCGGGAATACGGTAGCTGACAGGGAGAATCAGGCTTACGCTCACCCAGAGTACCAAGCCTTGTTAAAAGGCCTTCAGGCGGCTGTAGAGGCTGCTGAGGAGCTTAGATGGCAGTTGATAGCGGCACAGGCTCGGATCGATTAGGGGTAGTGATGGATGCTGGACATTTGGAACACTTTGCCAACCTAGTCGCAGCAATAGAGCGTGAGGAATGTGCCAAGGTCGTTGAGCAAGCTGGCATAGATGGATACGGGACTTTAGCTGCTGCTGTATTGGTGAGAGAAAGGGGTAAGCCATGACTGACCTACAATATAACGTACCAGACGATAGCAATTTGGCACAATGTGAATATTGTGGCTGGGTAGTAGACTGGGATGAGGTTCCGAGGGCTAGGGACTTATCAGGCGAGATTGTTACCTGCTGCGAGGAATGTAACGAGGGCGAGTCGTTTGTAAATTATCCGTCTAAGAGGTTCAATGTACAGAAGCAAGAAGTTACTTGAGAGAGCTAGACACCTACCTTGTCAGCATTGCGGCAAGGAGGACGGAACGGTAGTAGCAGCCCACTCGAATCAGTTGCGAGATGGGAAAGGAAAGGGTATAAAGGCTAGTGATTTTAGGATTGCTAGCCTTTGTTTTTTATGCCATTTCGAGCTAGATCAGGGCAAGAATCTTTCCAAGCAGGAACGTGTAGAGATGTGGGAAGAAGCTCATCGAAAGACCATAGGCTTACTTTTTGAACGTGGTTATCTGGAGGTC